ATGGCTAAACCAGCGCGAAGGAAATGCAAAATCTGTAAGGAATGGTTTCACCCGGCATTCTCAAATCAGTGGTGGTGCAGCCCGGAACACGGAACTAAATTAGCGCTCGAACGACGAAATAAAGAACGCGAAAAGGCGGAAAAAACAGCAGAGAAGAAACGACGACGAGAGGAGCAGAAACAGAAAGATAAAATTAAGATTCGAAAACTCGCCTTAAAGCCCCGCAGTTACTGGATTAAACAAGCCCAACAAGCCGTAAACGCCTTCATCAGAGAAAGAGACCGCGACTTACCATGTATCTCGTGCGGAACGCTCACGTCTGCTCAGTGGGATGCCGGGCATTACCGGACAACTGCTGCGGCACCTCAACTCCGATTTGATGAACGCAATATTCACAAGCAATGCGTGGTGTGCAACCAGCATAAAAGCGGAAATCTCGTTCCGTATCGCGTCGAACTGATTAACCGGATCGGGCAGGAAGCAGTAGACGAAATCGAATCAAACCATAACCGCCATCGCTGGACTGTCGAAGAGTGCAAGGCGATCAAGGCAGAGTACCAACAGAAACTCAAAGACCTGCGAAATAGCAGAAGTGAGGCTGCATGACGTTCTCAGTAAAAACCATTCCAGACATGCTCGTTGAAGCATACGGAAACCAGACAGAAGTAGCACGCAGACTGAAATGTAGTCGCGTTACGGTCAGAAAATACGTTGATGATAAAGACGGGAAAATGCACGCCATCGTCAACGACGTTCTCATGGTTCATCGCGGATGGAGTGAAAGAGATGCGCTATTACGAAAGAATTGATGGCAGCAAATACCGAAATATTTGGGTAGTTGGCGATCTGCACGGATGCTACACGAACCTGATGAAAAAACTGGAGACGATAGGATTCGACACCAAAAAAGACCTGCTTATCTCGGTTGGCGATTTGGTCGATCGCGGTACAGAGAACGTCGAATGCCTGGAATTAATCACATTCCCCTGGTTCAGAGCTGTACGTGGAAACCATGAGCAAATGATGATTGATGGCTTATCAGAGCGCGGAAACGTCAATCACTGGATGCTTAATGGCGGTGGCTGGTTCTTTAATCTCGATTACGACAAAGAAATTCTGGCTAAAGCTCTTGCCCATAAAGCAGATGAACTTCCGTTAATCATCGAACTGGTGAGCAAAGATAAAAAATATGTCATCTGCCACGCCGATTATCCTTGTGACGAATACGAGTTTGGAAAGCCAGTTGATCATCAGCAGGTAATCTGGAACCGAGAACGAATCAGCAACTCACAAGACGGGATCGTGAAAGAAATTAAAGGCGCGGACACGTTCATCTTTGGTCATACGCCAGCAGTGAAACCGCTCAAATTTGCCAACCAGATGTATATCGATACCGGCGCAGTGTTCTGCGGAAAGCTCACATTGATTCAGGTACAGGGAGAAGGCGCGTGGGCATAAGAGAACTAAACCTCACCAAAGAACAGCATGAGTGGCTGAATGGCTGGCTTGAACTGTGGGGCGCATGGGTTTATTCAGGTCGTCTGGAAAAGCGCATGAGCAGCGTAATAGCGAAGTTCATGGAGAGCGTAGAGCCGGGAAGAGTTATGACAAGACCAATGTGCAATGATGATGATGGAATGTTGATTTCTCAGGTCGTCGATTCCGTCATGTACATTGACAAGAAAGCCTTTGGCATCCTCCTCAGCTACTACGCTCATGGTTCATCTAAGCGAGCAATTGCATCCTACTATCACGCGACTGCAAAGCCACGCAAGATGTGTGGACGTGGTGGCGAGGGATGGAGAAAACCTTCACTGGCAACCTGTAGAAACGAAATTGACGACATCCTGAAAGCGTCGTTATTTGTTTTGTACCAGCCAATGCAAAATGCTTTCAAAATGCGTAAACGTGTTGAGAAAGTTAAGCATGTTGCTGTTAAAAGTCTTGACATGCAATTAGCCATTTAGCCATAATTAGCAGGTAAGCTGCCGTTAGTGACTCTTAAGTTGCAACGGTGGCTTTTTTTATTTGGGTCAGTCGTATAAAGGTCATTACGGAAGGCTGTTAACCTTCTTATCGTGGTTCGAGTCCACGCTGTCCCGCCAAATATGCTGGTTTAGCTCCAATGGTAGAGCGGTCGCCTTGTAAGCGAATGGGTAGCGGTTCAAGTCCGTTAACCAGCACCATAACTGAGCCGTAGCCACTGGCTATCCTGAATTCATCAGTGATAGTTATGCTGCGGCCTTCTACACATGACCTTCGTGAAAGCGGGTGGCAAGAGGCTGCGCTAACAACCTCATGCCGTTTTGCCCGTGCATATCGGTCACGAACAAATCTGATTACTAAACACAGTAGCCTGGATTTGTTCTATCAGTAATCGACCTTATTCCTAATTAAATAGAGCAAATCCCCTCAATGAAGGGGTAGAGCATGTACCGTATGGACAAAATCAGAGAATGGTTCAGTTATAGTTTCGGAGGACTGACTGCGATGGGTGGCATTCTCTCCCTGAATGACTGGGCTGTCATCATTGGTATTCTTTGTACTGTCGGCACATTTGGCATCAACTGGTACTACAAGCGCAAAGAGCGCGAGGACAGATTGAATGGCAATGTCACCGGTACTACGAAATAGCGTAATAGCGGCGATAAGTGGCGGGGCTATTGCTATAGCATCTGTGTTAATCACTGGACCAAGTGGTAACGATGGCCTGGAAGGTGTCAGCTACATACCATACAAAGATATTGTTGGTGTATGGACTGTATGCCACGGACACACCGGAAAAGACATCATGCTCGGTAAAACGTATACCGAAGCAGAATGCAAAGCCCTCCTGAATAAAGACATTGCCACGGTCGCCAGACAAATTAACCCGTACATCAAAGTCGATATACCGGAAACAACGCGCGGCGCTCTTTACTCGTTCGTTTACAACGTGGGTGCTGGAAATTTCAGAACATCGACGCTTCTTCGCAAAATAAACCAGGGCGATATCAAAGGCGCATGTGATCAGCTACGTCGCTGGACATATGCTGGCGGTAAGCAATGGAAAGGTCTCATGACTCGTCGTGAGATTGAGCGTGAAATCTGTTTGTGGGGTCAGCAATGAACAGAGTAACCGCGATTATCTCCGCTCTGGTTATCTGCATCGTCGTCTGCCTGTCATGGGGTGTTAATCATTACCGTGATAACGCCATCGCCTACAAAGAACAGCGCGACAAAAATGCCAGAGAACTGAAGCTGGCGAACGCGGCAATTACTGAGATGCAGATGCGTCAGCGTGATGTTGCTGCGCTCGATGCAAAATACACGAAGGAGTTAGCTGATGCGAAAGCTGAAAATGATGCTCTTCGGCGCAAGCTTGATAATGGTGGCAGGGTGCTCGTCAAAGGAAAATGCCCTGTGCCATCCTCAGACGAAACCTCCAGCGCCTCCGGCATGGGCAATGATGCCACCGTCGAACTCTCTCCAGTTGCTGGACGAAACGTTCTCGGTATCCGGGACGGAATTATCCGCGACCAAACAGCACTAAGAACGCTTCAGGAATACATCAGGACGCAATGCCTTCGATGATAGCGATAATTTTACTCATCATCCTTCACATCTGGCTCTGTAGGCAGGGTGGTGAACACTTCTGGAGTGAATCCGGATTAAATATCTCATTGCTGATGCTTGATATTGAGCATCTGGCGCGCGGTAAGGGGCTGTGTTGAGATAAGAGCCAGTCATTACAAACACCAGGATTTAGCCTCGCATTCGCGGGGCTTTTTACATCTGCAGTAAACCGCGCATCGCAGCGCGTAACAATCCCGAGTCTTTCAGAAAGCTGAGCCTGAGAACTGCCGTATATGGTGGCGACCATCTCGGGGCGGCTTTTCTGTGCGAAACCGGAATTTATTCTTGGCAACCAGTTACGGCAGTACCACGAAACAACCCAAGCCAGTAAGTGGGGAAATAACACTGGCAGCCACTGAAAGATGAACCTCCTGCCTTATGGCAAAAAAGATTCTTTGTGGTGGCGGACTGATGGAAAGACATCGGTTATTGCAGAGACCATTCAATGAGTGGTCTCTGCAATGGCTTATACCCTGCACGGGATAACTTAACTGATATCCCTTTTAACGGATAAGCGGAGCCAACAATGGCAGAGATTATTCCCATGACTGAAGAACAGAAATTCCAGTTAGAGATTTACAAGCTGGTCATGAACCAGAACGCAGCCGCAGAGGAAGCATTTCAGTTCATTGGCACTGACGAACTGAAGCTTGAGCTATTCAAAATTCACTTCCAGTCAGGTGGTGCTAATTCGGATATCACGATCCGCACATTCGAAGCGGTGCGTAAATCGAAGGAAGCGTTAGACCTGTTTACTACCGGAGCATGATGTGAGCCGCGTAATCAATTTGGGTAAGGAGAAGAAATTCCCAATTACTCAAGAGCTATACGAGCGGCTGGAAAGCGTCATCCATGATTACGATGGTGAAATCAGTTTATGCGAGGCGATTGGCACACTTGAATTGCTGAAGCAGTCATTGATTGAAGGCGCGAAAGAGTCCTCAGCCTGAAATGACAATTAAGTGAGATGAATATGGCGACTGAACCAAAAGCTGGTCGCCCCTCTGATTATATGCCGGAGGTGGCTGACGATATCTGCTCGTTGCTTTCTTCTGGCGAAAGTCTGCTGAAAGTATGTAAGCGTCCTGGTATGCCGGATAAGTCCACTGTTTTCCGCTGGTTGGCAAAGCATGAGGATTTTCGCGACAAGTACGCGAAGGCAACTGAGGCACGAGCTGATTCTATTTTCGAAGAGATATTCGAAATTGCTGACAATGCGATTCCAGATGCTGCTGAGGTGGCAAAGGCAAGACTTCGCGTTGATACCCGCAAATGGGCGCTGGCCCGAATGAATCCCCGTAAGTATGGCGACAAGGTAACTAACGAGCTTGTCGGCAAAGACGGCGGCGCAATCCAGATTGAAACATCACCGATGAGCACTCTATTCGGAAAATGACCTCGATTAATCCTATCTTTGAACCGTTCATTGAGGCGCATCGCTACAAAGTCGCCAAAGGCGGTCGAGGTAGCGGTAAATCATGGGCAATTGCGAGACTGCTTGTTGAGGCGGCACGTCGGCAGCCTGTGCGTATTCTTTGCGCTCGTGAACTGCAAAACAGTATCAGCGATTCGGTAATCCGGTTGCTTGAAGATACCATCGAGCGTGAAGGGTATTCGGCTGAGTTTGAAATTCAGCGTTCTATGATTCGTCATCTCGGAACGAATGCTGAGTTCATGTTCTACGGCATCAAAAACAACCCGACGAAGATTAAATCGCTAGAAGGTATTGATATCTGCTGGGTGGAGGAAGCGGAAGCGGTAACGAAGGAATCATGGGATATCCTGATACCAACCATCCGCAAGCCGTTTTCCGAAATATGGGTGAGCTTTAACCCTAAGAACATCCTCGACGATACCTATCAGCGATTCGTTGTAAATCCTCCCGATGATATTTGCCTGCTGACGGTGAACTACACTGACAACCCGCATTTTCCTGAAGTTCTCCGTCTGGAGATGGAAGAGTGTAAACGCAGAAATCCGACACTGTATCGTCACATCTGGCTTGGTGAGCCAGTAAGCGCAAGTGATATGGCAATCATCAAACGTGAATGGCTTGAAGCCGCAACCGATGCGCACAAGAAACTCGGATGGAAAGCGAAAGGTGCTGTTGTCTCTGCGCATGACCCATCAGATACAGGGCCAGATGCTAAAGGTTATGCATCGCGTCACGGTTCGGTAGTTAAGCGCATTGCCGAAGGTCTGCTGATGGACATCAACGAGGGTGCTGACTGGGCTACTTCGCTGGCGATTGAAGACGGCTCTGACCACTACCTGTGGGATGGTGATGGTGTTGGTGCCGGGCTACGCAGACAGACAACGGAAGCGTTCTCCGGCAAGAAAATCACCGCCACGATGTTCAAGGGCAGCGAATCGCCATTCGATGAAGATGCGCCATATCAGGCCGGAGCATGGGCTGATGAAGTCGTACAGGGCGACAATGTTCGCACTATTGGCGATGTATTCCGCAATAAGCGAGCGCAATTCTATTACGCGCTGGCTGACAGGCTGTATCTGACATATCGGGCGGTTGTCCACGGTGAGTATGCAGACCCCGACGACATGCTGAGCTTCGACAAAGAAGCGATAGGCGAGAAGATGCTGGAGAAGCTGTTTGCAGAACTGACGCAGATTCAGCGCAAATTCAATAACAACGGGAAGCTGGAGCTTATGACTAAGGTCGAAATGAAGCAGAAGCTCGGTATTCCATCTCCTAACCTGGCTGATGCGCTGATGATGTGTATGCATTGCCCGGAGTCGGCTGCGCAACCCGACTATTCCAGTTACTCAATTCCTTGTGGTGTAGGTTGATATGGCAGAAAAAAAGATGACTGACTGGCATCGCAAGGTGCTGTGCAACTTTGATAATGCCTGGTCAGCAACGCAGGATATGCGTAAGCAGATTATTGAGGCTCAACGTTTCGTCCGGGTGTCCGGCGCACAGTGGGAAGGCAGCACAAACGCTGGTTACTCATTTGATGAAGGCAGGTTTGAGCATTACCCGCGCTTTGAACTGAATAAGATTGCCCGTGAATGTGATCGCATCATTGGCGAGTATCGACAGAATCGCATCAGCGTTAAATTCAGGCCGAAGGATGACAAGGCATCGGAAGCGTTAGCCGAAAAGATGAACGGCAAATTCCGCGCTGATTATCAGGAAACATCCGGTGGCGAAGCGTGTGATAACGCATTTGATGATGCTGTAACGGGCGGATTCGGTTGTTTCCGCATGTGTGCTGATTACGAAGATGAAATGGATCCGAGTAACGAGCAGCGACGCATCAGCCTTCTTCCTGTTTACGACCCGGCGACATGCGTCTTCTTCGATCAGGACAGCAAGCAATATGACCGCTCTGATGCCATGTGGGCTATGGAAATGTTCTCCATGACGCCTAAAGCGTTCGAGGCTGAATACCCTGATTCCACCGTGGCAAGCATTTCTCGTGATGACACTGGTACTCAGTATGACTGGTCAACGCCTGACGCCATCTATGTTGGACGCTACTACGAAGTCCGCATAGAGAAGGTGAAGCTCACAGCATGGCGTAACCCTGTCAGCGGAGAAACGGCAATCTATGACGAAGAGCAAATCAAAGATATTGTCGACGAGCTGACCGATGGTGCATTCGAACTGATTGGCGAGCGAACGGTGAAGAAACGCCGAGTTTATTGCGGTCTTCTGTCTGGCGCTGAATGGCTGGAAGAACCGAAGCGTATTCCGGGCGAACATATTCCTCTCATCCCGGTATATGGGCGTCGTTCATTTGTTGATAATCAGGAGCGAATCGAAGGCCACGCAGCAAAAGCGATGGATGCACAGCGTCTTGAGAACCTGATGGTTTCCATGATTGCAGATAACGCTACTCAGGCTGGCGGCGATGGCATTCCTATCGTGGATGTTGATTTCATTCCCGGTCCATTAATGAATCACTGGGCAGAGAGGAATAAGAAAAGACCTGCAGTTCTTCCCATGACCAGCAAGAAGGACAAAAACGGAACGGTCATTTCAGAGGCTCAGGTTGCTGGCTGGACACCTCCGACACAAATGCCTCCTGCTCTTGCTGGGCTATTGCAGTACACCGGAACGGCTATTCAGCAAATTACAGGTGCGTCGCAGCTTGAGAACATGCCGAGCAACGTCGCTACCGATACCGTTGATAGCATCTTTAACCGGATGGACACGCAGTCCTATATCTACATGGACAACATGGCTAAATCCATGCGCCGTGCTGGCGTCGTGTGGCTTTCTATGGCTCGTGAAGTCTATGGCAGCGATACGCCAATGCGCATCGTTAATGAGGATGGCAGCGATGACGTGGCGCTGATGACTGGTGAAGTGGTTGACCGTCAGACAGGGAAGGTTATCGCGCTTAACGACCTTTCGCAGGGTAACTATGAAGTGACTGTCGATGTCGGTCAGTCGTTCGCTACTCGCCGTGATGCAACGGTTAAGTCGTTGCTTTCCATGCTGGCACTTATCCCGCCAGGAACGTCGAAGCATGACCTTGTATCGTCGATGATTCTCGACAATATGGACGGCGAAGGGATGGGCGACCTTAAAGAATACAACCGCAATCAGTTGCTTCTGTCTGGCGTTATTAAGCCGAGAACACCAGAAGAACAGCAGATGGTTGAGCAGGCGAAACAACAACAGGCCAGTCAGCCGGATCCGGCTATGGTTGCTGCGCAAGGTCAGCTTCTTGCTGGTCAGGCTGAATTGCAGAAAGCGCAGAACGAACAGGCAGCCATTCAGGTTAAAGCATTCCAGGCACAGACTGATGCTCAGGTTGCAGCGGCAAATGTTGTGAAAATCCTCGCATCTGCCGATAGCCAGCAGAAATCTGATATCCGCGAGGCTCTGAAACTGCTCGGACAGTTCCAGCAACAGCAAGGAGACAATGCCCGTGCTGATGCGGAGCTTGTCCTGAAAAGTCAGGCACAGGGCCATGCGCAGCGCATGGACATCAGCAGCATCCTGCAAAAATCAACTCAGCAACAACCACAGCAGTAATTAACCCATAACGTGCAATGGCTGTCTTTATGAGGCCTGGCACCCTATTGCCTTCCGATGGGCTGAACATCGAGTAAACAGGGGTAACAAATGGACCAGATGGCAGAAAACACACCAGAAGTTGAAATCGAAACCGACGCGTCAGAGCAGATTCCTGATGATGTCGAACTGGCTGAAGAAGTCGAAACAGAAGATGGCAGTGAGTCCTCCGGCAATAATGCAGAGGAAGCTACTGAAACTGATGACGACGAATCAGAACAGGAATTCTACTTTGGTGACGAAAAGCTGGATTCGCCAACCAGCGAAGATGGCGCAGAGCATGGACTGGTAAAACACCTGCGCAAGACGATTAAAGAGAAAGACCGTGAGCTGAAAGAGCTGATGCGTCAGTCTCAGAAACCCGTCGAGCAGCAGCCGGTAATCACTCAACCACCGCGAATGCCAAAACTGGATGATGAGGACATCGGTTTCGATGAAGAAATCTACCAGCAACGCATGGCTAAGTGGGCAGAGGATAACGGCAAGTACCAGCAACAGGAGATGGCTCGCAAGCAGAAGGAGCAGGAGCTTCAGGCTGCCTATCAAGAGCGATTATCCAAATATCAGCAACGTGTTAAGGCTCTCAAAGTTCCTGGCTATCAGGAAGCTGAGCAAGCCGTACTCGAGGAAATCCCCATCGAGACACAAAACGCGATCCTGTTTGAGTCAGAGAAGCCGGAAATCGTTGTTCTGGCACTCGGTCGCAACGCTGAACTGCGCAAGCAACTGGCAGAAGCTACCAACCCCGTAGCAATTGGTCGTCTGCTGGAACGTATCGAATCGAAGGCCAGAATCATGCCAAAAGCAAAAACCACGGCAGCCACAACCCCGACAGTTAAGGGGAGCAACGGCGCAGTAATCAACAACCTCGGCAAATTGAAAGCCAAGGCGCTGGAAACTGGTGACTGGACGCCGTATTTCGCCGCTAAAAAGGCAAAAAAATAACCTATCGGAGCATTAAGCATGGCTAACCAATTAGCAAAAGACCTTGAAATCATGTTCGAAAACTACGTTGAAGGCTTTGAGGCCGCCTGCGTAGTTTCCCGTAACGCTAAAAAATTCCGTCCCGGTGATACAGCAATGCAGCGAGCAGGTGATGTTCTGTATCGTCCGCAGCATTACCACATGAACATTGAGGAAGGCCTAGACCTCAGCGGCAAAACGCCAACAGCACTGGTTCAGCGCCTTGTTCCTTCTGTGTTCAAGGAACCGAAAAACATTCTGTACACTCTGGATGCGCGTGAAATGCGTGACCCGGAACATAAAACTGAAGCTGGTCGAGCCGCAGGTATGCGCCTTGCTGCACAGATTGACTCTGACCTGATTTCCATGGTCACGCAGCGTGCTACTAACGTGGTCGCAATTCCTGCCTCAGAAAATGGCTCACGGGGCCTTGCCTTGTGGAATGGTGCGGCAGATATTGATGCCACCATGACGGCGATTGGTGTACCTCAGGGTATCAACCGTCGCTCTTTCTGGAACCCCTTCAACTACAAAGACCTTGCTGGCGAGCTTGGTCACCGTGCCTATGCTCAGGGCGCAACCCTGACAGCATACGAAAAAGCGCAGATCCCTCCGGTTGCGTCCTTTGATAGCTACAAGACCGATATTTCTGGTCGATTACCGAAAGGAAGCACTGAATCCTTGACAGTATCAGGCCAACCTGAACACAAGGTTGAAGCGAAAGATTCAAATGGTATGCCAGTTGATAACCGACAGGGGACTATTACGGTATCTGCATCTGGCTTGCAGGTTGGTGATGCGTTCACCATTGCCGGTGTGAATTCCGTACACCAGATCACAAAAGATACCACCGGTCAACCGCAGGTATTCCGTGTTCTGGCTGTTAGCGGAACTACCGTAACAATTTCTCCAAAGATTCTCCCTGTTGAAAATACTGATGTTGCGAGTCGTCCATATGCAAACGTCGATGCCAAACCGGCAGAATCAGCAGCAATCACCATTCTCAACAAGAACGCAGCACCGGCTAACCTATTCTGGGCTGATGGTTCTGTTGAACTGATGTACGGCAAACTGGCATTCCCGACTGGTCAGGGGCCACAGGTAATGACAGCAACCACCGAGCAGGGCGCTACGCTGATCATGTCTTACGCCTTCGACCACATCAAAGGCGTAACCACTGCACGTTTCACCACTCTGTACGGTTGCTCTGTACTGGTTCCTGAATATACGGGCATCGTTATTGCCGGGCAGTAATTTTGGTGGGGCTTCGGCCCCATTTTTATTGGGAGAAGACAATGGCACGAACAATGCTCTATAAGCCTGGCAACATGATCACCTGTGGTCAGTTTGCTGTCGATTACATCATTGTTGATGACGAAGAAGTTAAATCTCACCTGAAAAAAGGTTGGGTAAAAACTCCTGAAGAAACCGCAACGAAGCAAAAAGTGGCTAAGGCGGAAGAAGATGGCGAAAACGAAGGGTGATCTCGTTCTAAAGGCTTTACGAAAAGCCGGGCTGTATTCCAATGCCACGTTGACAGATGCTGACCCTCAGGCAATTGAAGATGCCATTAATGACCTCGAAGACATGATGGCAGCATGGCAGGCGAAAGGTATCGAGCTTGGGTATCAGTTTGCTGATACAGAAAACGGCATCATGCCGTTACCTGACGATGATTCAGGTATCCCTGCATGGGCAAATGATGGCGTCGCTTTGAAACTCGCTGTGCAAGTGTGCATGGATAACGTCATTCAGCCGTCAGACGCTCTCCTTACCGCTGCTGACAGTGCATATCAAACAATCTGTATCGCTTTAACCAAAATACCACCACTTGAGCGGCGAAATGATATGCCTCGCGGTAGTGGTAACAAAAGCGCGTTTACGTGGAATCGGTTTTACATCGAGAAAGATGATCCGAGTACGTGAGGTGAATAAATGCCGATTCAGCAACTTCCGCTCATGAAAGGTGTCGGCAAAGACTTTCGAAACGCCGACTATATCGACTATCTGCCAGTGAATATGTTGGCTACCCCCAAAGAAATCCTCAACAGCAGCGGATATCTTCGCTCATTCCCTGGCATTGCCAAACGTTCTGATGTGAACGGTGTATCGCGCGGCGTCGAGTACAACATGGCGCAGAATGCTGTTTATCGCGTGTGTGGTGGCAAGCTCTACAAAGGGGAAAGTGAAGTCGGTGACGTCGCCGGAAGTGGTCGTGTATCAATGGCGCATGGTCGGACATCACAGGCGGTAGGCGTTAACGGGAAACTGGTCGAGTATCGCTATGATGGCACGGTTAAAACCGTCTCAAACTGGCCTGCAGACAGCGGATTCACTCAGTATGAGTTAGGCTCAGTCCGCGATATTACACGCTTACGTGGGCGTTATGCGTGGTCAAAAGACGGCACTGATTCATGGTTCATCACTGACCTTGAAGACGAATCTCATCCTGACCGTTACAGCGCACAATATCGTGCCGAGTCTCAGCCTGACGGAATCATCGGCATCGGAACATGGCGAGACTTCATCGTCTGCTTTGGTTCATCGACGATTGAATATTTCTCCCTGACTGGTGCAACCACCGTTGGTGCTGCTCTGTATGTCGCACAGCCATCGCTGATGGTGCAGAAAGGCATTGCCGGGACTTACTGCAAAACGCCATTCGCTGATTCTTATGCGTTCATCAGCAATCCGGCAACAGGTGCGCCGTCTGTATATATCATCGGCTCCGGTCAGGTATCACCAATCGCCAGCGCGAGCATTGAGAAAATACTACGCTCCTACACTGCTGATGAACTGGCTGATGGCGTGATGGAATCGTTGCGGTTTGATGCTCATGAGTTGCTGATTATTCACCTGCCGCGCCATGTTCTTGTTTACGACGCATCTTCAAGCGCCAATGGTCCGCAATGGTGTGTGTTGAAAACAGGCCTGTATGACGATGTGTACCGCGCTATCGACTTCATTTACGAAGGCAATCAGATAACGTGCGGCGATAAGCTGGAGTCCGTGACCGGGAAATTGCAATTCGACATCAGCAGCCAGTACGACAAGCAACAGGAACACCTGCTGTTTACTCCACTATTCAAAGCGGATAACGCCAGAGTGTTCGACCTTGAGGTTGAATCGTCAACTGGCGTTGCGCAGTATGCTGACCGCCTTTTTCTCTCTGCAACCACTGACGGCATCAATTACGGGCGTGAGCAGATGATTGAGCAGAATGAACCGTTCGTTTACGACAAACGCGTTTTGTGGAAGCGAGTAGGGCGCATCAGGAAAAATGTCGGCTTCAAATTGCGCGTTATCACGAAGTCACCTGTCACTCTGTCTGGCTGCCAGATAAGGATTGAGTAATGGCGGATTCGAATCTCAATGTGCCGGTAATCATCCAGGCTACGCGGCTCGACACATCAGTCCTTCCACGCAATATCTTCTCGCAGTCATATCTGCTGTACGTTATCGCACAGGGTACTGATGTTGGTAACGTGGCGAACAAGGCCAACGAGGCCGGACAGGGCGCTTATGACGCACAAGTCAGGAACGATGAGCAGGATGTGATTCTGGTCGATCACGAAATTCGACTGGCATCAGCTGAAGCGAAGATTCAGGACCACGAAACAAGGATCACTAACGCAGAATCGGCGATAGTCGGCCTTGATTCCCGATTAACGACAGCAGAAAACGATATTGATTATCTGACTGATGAAGTTATCGCCATTCAAAACACGCTTTCAGACCATGAAACGCGCATTGATGCTCTGGAGTATGCCACTACTCGCAAAAAGTCAGAGGTTGTTTACTCTGGCGTATCTGTAACCATCCCGACAGCGCCGACCAACCTTGTTAGCCTGCTGAAAACGCTCACGCCGTCATCCGGGACGTTGGCACCATTCTTCGACACTGTTAACAACAAGATGGTTGTGTTCAACGAGAACAAAACCTTGTTCTTCAAGCTGTCGATCGTCGGGACGTGGCCCAGCGGAACCGCCAACAGGTCAATGCAGCTAACCTTTTCCGGCTCTGTTCCTGACACGTTGGTCAGCAGTCGTAATGCGGCGACAACAACCGACAACATCCTGTTAGCTACGTTCTTCAGCGTGGATAAAGACGGTTTTCTTGCCACAAATGGCAGTACGTTAACCATTCAGTCAAATGGTGCGGCGTTTACTGCCACAACCATCAAGATAATCGCGGAGCAGTAATGATTCAGTTCAAACCAACGCGAAACATCGACCTGATCGAAGCAGTCGGAAATCACCCTGACATTATTGCCGGGAGCAACAACGGTGATGGATACGATTACAAGCCTGAATGCCGTTACTTTGAGGTGAACGTGCACGGTCAGTTTGGCGGCATTGTTTACTATCAGGAGATTCAGCCGCTGACATTCGATTGCCACGCCATGTACCTGCCAGAGATTCGCGGCTTCAGCAAGGAAATCGGGCTGTCGTTCTGGAGATACATTCTGACTAACACCACCGTTCAGTGCGTCACATCGTTCGCTGCACGCAAATTCCGTCACGGGCAGATGTACTGCGCAATGATTGGCCTTAAGCGTGTAGGAACCATCAAGAAATACTTCAAAGGCGTGGATGACGTGACATTTTACAGTGCTACACGCGAAGAACTAATCGACTTCCTGAATCACGGGAGATAGCCATGTTATATGCATTTAAGCTGGGCAGAAAACTGCGCGGCGAGGAACCTTATTGCCCTGAAAAAGGCGGGAAAGGTGGCAGCTCTGATAAAAGCGCAAAGTATGCAGCAGAAGCTCAGAAGTATGCCGCAGACCTGCAAAATCAGCAGTTCAACACCATCATGAATAACCTGAAGCCGTTTACTCCTCTGGCTGATAAGTATGTCGGCAGCCTCGAAAACTTATCGTCTCTGGAGGGGCAAGGTCAGGCACTTAACCAGTATTACAACTCTCAGCAGTATAAAGACCTTGCAGGTCAGGCTCGCTATCAGAGTCTGGCGGCAGCGGAAGCAACAGGTGGATTGGGTTCCACCGCAACCAGTAATCAGTTAGCAACAATCGCACCAACGCTTGGTCAGCAATGGCTATCTGGACAAATGAACAATTACAACAACCTGGCAAATATCGGTCTTGGCGCTCTTCAGGGGCAGGCAAACGCCGGGCAAACATATGCCAACAACATGAGTCAGATTTCACAGCAAAGCGCGGCGCTGGCTGCGGCAAACGCCAACCGACCGTCAGCATTGCAGCAGGGGGTTAGTGGTGCTGCATCCGGTGCGCTTTTGGGTGGTGGCATAGCCAGTGCTCTCGAGCTATCAACTCCGTGGGGTGCTGGTATTGGTGCTGGTCTTGGTCTGCTTGGTTCACTGTTTTAAGGGTTAATCAATGGCTACGTGGCAACAGGGTATTAATTCTGGTGGGTTTCTTGCTGGCATCGGTGCGCAAAATGAGAATGCGCCAAAGGCAAGCGACATTAACGCAACGCTTGGTCTGATCCGCGAAAACAATGAACTGGCTCGATCAGGCGCAAATAACGTTGGTCTGACCGCGTTACGTGGTCTGGCTGGAGTTGCTGATATTTATAAGCAGGAACAGCAACAGAAAGCTATTAGTGCGTTCAATAAGGTTCACGCTGATGCATGGGCTTCTGGTGATCCATCGGGACTATTTAAGTTTGCCCAGGAAAATCCAGCGTTTGTTGCACAGGCACAACAGGCGTTTTCCGGTCTTAATGAGCAGCAACGCAACGATATGGGCGATTTAGCCATGAGGGCTAACGTCGCTCTTTCTCAGGGACCGGAAGCCTACAGTAAATTCATTACTGACAACAAGGACAGGTTAAATCGTGTGGGTGCGAATGCTGACTGGATGATTCAGACAGGTATTCAGAATCCAGAGCAGCTATCACACATGCTGACTACTATGTCTCTCGGTGCGCTTGGACCAGAAAAGGCGTTTGCTGTTCAGGATAAGATGGCTGGTCGTGAAATTGACCGAGGCAGGCTGGCAGAGACAATCCGCAGCAATCAGGCTGGCGAGGCACTTCAGGCGAGAGGGCAAAACCTTTCCTATCAGTCAGCAATGACTGGGCACAATATCGCAGCACAACGCTTGGCTCTGGATCAGCAAGAGTTCGGGTTTAAGATGCAGCAAGCGCAGGAAAAGGCTCAGCAGTTGATTAGCGAAGCACCTAAGCTGTCAGTAAACATGGAAAAAGGCATCGAGACGGCTGTAAACAATGCCACAGCATCATCAAACTCAGCCAATTCTATGAGTGCACTTGCTCAACAGTTCAGAGCAGAAAAACCAACGACAGGTTTGTTCGGTAACGCACAGAACATGTTCGCAAAACTTACCGGAAGCGATACGACATTGCGTGATTTGCGCATTCGCCAAAATGCCCTTGTTAACAGTCAGGTTCTTAAATTCCTACCTCCCGGCCCAGCAACGGATAAAGACGTTGAGATCGTTCGACAGGGTGCGCCAACTGACATGGATAACCCTGAGACGGTCGCAAGATGGCTTGATGCAATGGCAAACCTTGAGCGACGAAACGCGCAGTTTAATGAGTTTAAAGCCGAGTGGATGAGCGCGAATGGCAACCCTGGACAATCGCGTAATGGCGGTCAGATATTGGGGTTGGATGTTAAAAAAGGTGAATCATTGGGGAGTGCCGTTAAGCGGTATATGTCAATGAATACTGACGCAGCGCCAGCACAAGATTCGACACCTTCAGGTGAACCACGGAATCAGGTTGGATCATATACCTCAAAATCAGGCATTCAATTTACGGTGGAATGATGAAAGTAACTGCAAACGGTAAGACATTTACCTTTCCTGATGGTACGAGCACCGAAGATATTGGAACCGCCATTGATGAGTATTTTGCTGGTCAGGCTGTTCAGCAACAAACAGTTAATCAGGACAATAATGCACCAACACGGGAAGAACCATCATTGATGCAACAAGCTGGCGATTGGATCACTGGTGGTCAAAGTGCAGGGCAAATTGCAGAACAGGCTGGTCGTGGTCTGGTAAACATACCATTTGACGTATTGCAGGGTGGCGCAAGTCTGATTAATGCAATCAGTCAGGGGCTTGGTGGGCCAAAAGTTTTGGATGATGTTTATCGTCCAGTAGACAAACCGACAGACCCATACGCACAAGCCGGTGAAACAATTGGTGGGTATTTAGTTCCAGGAGTTGGAACGGCAGGAAGCATGGCTATTGGCTCACTGGCAGAGGCCGCAAATCAGAAAGGCGATTTCGCACAAAATGCAGCTAAAAATGCCGGAGTTAACCTTGCCGCTCAGGGTGTTCTTTCCGCAGCAGCAAAGGGAATAGGGCGTGGAATAACGGCTATAAAAGGTGATATTGCGCCAGAAGTGGCGAAGAAAATTGCCACATCAGAATCGATGGGCGTGACACCAATGACATCTGATGTTATCCCGCCGAAAAATGCTTTCACTCGCGGCCTTACTCAGGATGCCGAGGGGGCTTTGCTCGGGACGGGCTCAAAGCGAGCAGAGCAATATGCAACGCGTAGTAAGCTGGTAAGCAATTATTTTGACCGTTTTGGTGAGTACAACCCTGATGATGTGGTGAAATCTCTGACCACCACGTTAAGGGGGCGGAAGGATGCTGCTGGCGCTGTTATCAATGACGTCACCAATAAAATGGGTAATGCCGCAGTTGATACCACAAATACCATGAATGCTCTGAATACAGCGATCGCAAGACAGGAACGACTTGGGACGTCTGCCAATCAAAGCCTGCTTACATCCTTGCGTAACCTGCGTGAAGAATTAGCAAACCCTGCAACTGATTTGGATGTTACGTTTGATCTCTTGCGTCAGCACAGAACAGCATTTAGATCTAATGTTCAGGGAGATGCTATGGTCTTCCCCAACCAGGCAAAAGCAGCTACCAATATGGTAGAGAATGCAATGTCAAAAGACCTTCGTAACGCAGTTGCTAAAAACCTCGGTGCATCAGACGCAGCAAAATACCTTAAAGCAAATTCCGATTATGCAAACGTTTATAATAAGGTGCTTAATAAAAACATTGCCAACAAGCTCAACAAGGCAAGCAGTGAAGCCAGTCCTGAACTTATAAATACCGTTGTATTAAGCAGAAAACCATCTGACGTGAAACGAATCTGGAGCGCATTGGATGATAAAGGGAAAGATGCTATGCGTGCAGCTTACGTCAGCAAAATAGCGGAAAAGGCCGGTGACTCTCCAGCCAAGTTCATCACTGAAGTTAATAAGCTGAAATCTCAGTCAGGCGGTGAAATTTACAACACTATTTTTTCTGGAAAGCACATGAAAGAGCTTGATGCTCTTCATGAAGTTCTACAGCAAACAGCAAGGTCAGACACCGCAAATGTAGTAACTCAGACGGGGCAATCGCAAGCCAACAGGATAAGGACGATTGGCGCAACTGCGACTCTTGGTGTATCAATGGGGCTTGAGGCTGGTTTCGGTGCAATCATGCGCTTGTATGAGTCCAAAGCAGCAAGGAATGCTCTCTTACGTTTGGCAAACACCAAAGCAGGAACACCAGCCTATGAAAGAGCGCTAAATAATGCTGCAAATGCCGTCAGGCCGCTGTTTGCTACTGAGGCAACACAGCAGTAACGTATGGGAAATTGGATTCAATCGCTAACATTTTCTTTTTACTTTCCCAACAAAAGCTTTGGTTGAATCCATATTTCCATAACCGGAAATGGTTTTTGACATTAAAACTGTTCCAGTAGGATGTATTACCCATGAGTCGATAACGCGTTGAGTTTCGCCATTCGCGCCGATTCCTATGATGGAGTTTTTAGACAATGCTTTGTAAGCCATGCCGCCCGCATCTGTCCCAGAATATGTGATGCTGGCATCTTCACCGCTTGTCTTAATGATGAATGTTCCACTAAAACCATCTTCTTCCGGATGGAAATTATTTCGTTCTGAATAGCTTATTCCGCGCATATCTCCAACGACCCAGCACTCTGCTGTAGCCCCAAAAGATATGAATAAGAACATAGCAGCAAGAAATTGCTTCACACCAACCTCCTTAGTTTTGCGCAGGATACCATGAAAAAAGTTAACATTGGAAACGTACCAAAAATGCTCGTTCCGCTCTTTGAGAGCGGTACAATTGTGTTTTGCAGAGACTTTCCAGAATGGCAACGCCTGCATCAAAAACTTGGCGTGGACGTGCAGGACTCGGATGCCAACGGAGCGTCTCATACAATGAGCAGCGAGAATGGTGTTTTGCATGTGATAGGTGTGTTCAATGGCAAACTATCTACTATTGCCCATGAGTGCGCTCACATGGCATTCGATATCTGCTCAAGGGTCGGCGTTGATGTTGAACCAGGAAGAGCCAACGAGACTTACTGCTACTTAATGAGCAGGCTTGTTGAGTTCTGCGAGCGACATATCAAAAAGCCGGAGTGAACCGGCTTGATTATTACTTTTTGCTGTCTGGAGTTCGCTTATCTAATACCCAGCCATGACCTGGCTTTGTTGTTGGTGGAAGTCTTTCGTTGTCCTTGACGGTGGCAAAATTATCTTTCTTACCGCCGCGTGGGCCAACTTCTTGGTATATTCCGCCGTTTTTTCCTGTGTTTTCACCTGGTTTTTTCGCCATGATATACCTCAACATACACCCGTTATTGGGCGATTAAATATTGATCTCATTTTATAAGTAGTCAATATGGCCCAGGTAAATGCAAAAATTAACCCACCGTCAGGTGGTTTTTTTGTACAAATCCTTCAGCCAGTACATAACTACTGACAGATAACCAACGCAACGACCCAGCTTCGGCTGGGTTTTTTTATGCCCAAAATTCACCGTGGCCACGCTGCGGCGATTCATTGTATCTGGAGCAAATTAAATGACAGACATTACAGCCAATGTGATCGTATCGATGCCTTCGCAACTTTTCACTATGGCGCGTTCTTTTAAAGCTGTAGCCAATGGCAAAATTTATATCGGTCAGGTTGACACTGACCCGGTAAATCCTGAAAACCAGATCCCTGTATATCTGGAACGAGAAGATGGCTCTCATGTTCAGGTGGCGCAGCCAATAGTTATCAACGCTGCTGGATATCCGGTATATAACGGGCAGATCGCCAAGTTCGCAACTGTACAGAATCACTCCATGGCTGTATATGATGCGTATGGCGCACAACAATTCTATTATCCTGATCTACTGAAATATTCTCCAGACCAGTTAAGGGCTGAGCTTTCTGGCCCTGATGGCGCATCTCTGGTTGGTTATGGAGGCACAACCGTAAAGATTGAGCTGGAGATCTTGAAAGCTACACATGATTCATTAATTGATAAAACAGGATTTAACGCTATTGGCCGCTTTCTCAATCTTTCAGAGCTTCGCTCCTGTGTTCCAGAGGAGGCAGGGCAGATTGTATACGTAGCATCAGCAGCTAGCACTACACATGCTGAAAACCACCTTGGTGGCGGCTTTTTCGAGTCTGTTGATAACATTCAGGCGTGGGCTGACGATGGTGGAATTGTAATCAAGCCAGAAACTGGAACGATGGTATGGAGACGAATTAATTTTACCACTTACGACATGCAATTTTGGGGGGTGAAACCTGACGGAGTCACAGATAACGCAACAGCTATAACTCTTGCAACTAACTTTGCCCGCTCAAACAAATGCATTCTAGAGGCTCCTGCTGGAAACATAAATACATCAAAAACAATCCCAATTTATGACAATATGGGAATTAGAGGACAGGGAAAGGCTGAAGCGACAGTTTTTTATAAAACAACAAATGACAAAATAGATCTCACAAAAAATGGAGAAGTAATTCTTCAGGTGGATGCATTATGTGCTTTTATACCAAAGCAATGGGATCTAACAGATAACTCAATGAGTTCATTTTGTGTTAACGGTAGAGTTGAAAACTGCATGTTTAGAAGGCTTGGCTTAACACAAGAAAACGTAGATTCTTATAGAAATTATTACGGACTGTTTTTAGGAAAATCAGCAGCACCAGTTATCAGACAGTCAATTTTTGAATGTGCTTATATCGGATGCTTCTCTTATGTGCCGTTCTCTGGCGTAATGGAAATGGTCGGTTTCCCACAATATCCAGGTAAAGGATATGCTGGAGTTTTATTTGAAGATTTTAGGGATGGTCAAATAAAAGTAATAGGCACTTCTATGGATATGCGCCTTGTTCAGGTTAACGGTTACCAGTTGTCATTTAGAATGTCAGGAATGCAATATACCACCATGACCAATTGTACTGCTGAAAACTGCACGCCAATGGATGGGGAGTCAATTTGCTATGCATTTGATTTTGTAAATCCGTATTGCATTGTCATGAATACTTGTGCAACAGAATTTGTTAAGGGTGGGCAACTTCGTGTTAGCGTTCAGGGAAACCCATCATTCAGACCATCTATTATTGTCAATGGCTTTCTGCCAATTGAACAACAAAGCCCGGTAGTGCAAACACCTATAATAGATATTGATAATGGTGGCGTAGTTGAAATGAGTGTCATATTAAATGGTGGAGATTGGGCTATAAATCCATCTGCTGCAAATTTAACCGCACCAAGAGCAAGCGGAAATGGGTTGAAAGCAAGGTTAATAGGTGTAAACGGGTCGCCTGTTTCGATCTGGAGCGTGTCTTCTGGCGCAGATGTGAAGGAGTTCTAACAATAGAAACATTGACATAGCTAATGTGTTAATCTAACCTGCCGGGAAATTCAACCATTCCGGCAGAGTTATGAATAATAAAGGCAATATAATTCAAAGTCTTACATCGTTGAGAATGTTTGCAGCCCTTGGTGTTTTCGTTAGTCACCTTGGGTTATTATCTCAATCATCTATTGGCATGTTTAATACTGCGGCAAAGTATTTTTTTAACGGTTACATAGGTGTAACGTTTTTCTACATTCTTTCAGGTTTCATTATAAACTATAGCTTCACAAATCATATAAAAAAAGAGAGATTTAGCAATAAAGATTTTATTGTATACAGGATTGCAAGAATATTCCCTGTGCATATAGTGGCGCTTATTTGTTTTATTTTAATATTTATGCATGGTAAGGGTATTGATGGTATTAATAATGGAGTGCTTATTTCAAATATATTATTACTACAATCATTTATTCCATTACAGGATTATTACTTTTCCTTTAATTCCGTTTCATGGAGCATCTCATGTGAGATGTTTTTCTACGTTGCATTTTGCTTATTAACAAGGCTAAAGACAAAGCATTTAACTTGTGTGCTGTTATTTGTGCTTGCGATTAATTTTTATTATTTAATTAATCCACCATCAGCTATATCACAGCATTGGTTGTTTTATATAAATCCATCATTTAGAATTGGCGATTTCATTATAGGAATGCTGATCTGTAGGGTGTTTATTAATAGTGATGTAAAAATCAACTATACTGTTTGCAGTATACTTGAGATCGCATCGGTGTTGTCATTGTTTTTGACAATATATGTAGCAACAAACTATATCACATATATGAACATAAAATATGATGTTCTATATATCCCTTGCATGGCGTTTATAGTTATTGCATTTGCTTTTAATGGTGGCGTCTTATCTAAGATACTTAAAAATAGATTTATGGTTTTGCTTGGTGAGGCCTCTTTCTCATTTTACATTTTCCATTGGATGATAATACAGGTAATAACTAAGATATTAAACCCTGACACTGATAATTTGTATGAGATGTTAATGTATATAGCATTTTCTTTATTGGTTTCTATTATTGTATCAATAATCTCATTCAAGGTTATAGAAGTGCCTTCAAATAAAATAATAAGAGGTTATTGGAGAAAGTTTAGAGGTGATAAATTAACTGCGAAGTGTAGTTAGAGTTATTTTATAGTTCCTCTTGGTTATTTTATTGCAAATATATTTAATTGATGAAAAGGTGGATCACTCCACCTTTTCATCAAGCCAATCCGCCCACCACTGCATCATTTCTCTGCGCTTATCGAGATACTGAGCATGGTTGTAAATTCCGCGCACAGATCCGCCGTTGGCATGTGCCAGTTGCACTTCAATAGCGTCGGCAGGCCATTCGTGCTCGTTCATAATCGTGCTGAATTCATGTCTGAATCCGTGACCGCTTTCCAGACCCTCATAGCCGATTTGTTTGATCACAAGCAATACCGCGTTCTCGCAGATTGGCTTCTTCTTATCGTTGCGCCCGGCAAAAACAAACTCTGATACTTGTTTAGTGATTGAGCTTAGTGTAGTGAGAAGTTCAACCACCTGGTCTGACATCGGGACCACATGAATTTTGCGTCCCTTCATCACATTGGCGTCAATGGTGATAATCCTGTTTTCAAAATCGACGTTCTTCCATTGCATGGAACGAAGCTCTTTCGTTCTTAGGGCTGTATAGCGTAAAACCTTGGTGGCAATGAGCGATACGATACTTCCTGAAAATGTTGCCAGTGCTTTGTTGAATGCCGGGATCTGGTCTGCAGGTAAAAACGGGAAGTTCTTCTTGCGGTATCCCTTCATGGCGTCAGCAAGGTCAGGTGCCGGGTTATATTTAGCCCTTCCTGTGACAATAGCGTAACGAAAAACCTCGCCGCATCTTCTGCGGGCTTTATTGGCTCGTTCCATTGCACCGCGATCTTCAAATCTGCGGATTACTTCCAGCAGTTGCATCGGCTCTATATCCTGAATCTCAAGACCGCCGATGATGGGCAAAATGTCGTCATCAAACATTTTGGCAAGTTCAGTTGCATAGCCTACTGACCAGACTTGCTTCTTGTGCTCGTACCATTCCTTGTAAATGGCGCTAAAGGAATTGTTGTTAGACGAAGCCTTTTTCGCTTTTACCGGATCGATGCCAACCGAGATGTCTTTCCTCGCGGTCCATGCTTTATCTCTTGCCTCCTGCAAAGTCATTAGCGGATATTTTCCGACGGTCAGGATTTTCTCCTTACCGTCAATCTTGTAGCGAAGCTGCCATACCTTTTTCCCTGATACAGGGACATAAAGGTACAGGCCATTACCATCGAGTAGGCGGTATGGTTTTTCTTTCGGCTTAGCTGCTTCAATCTGCTTAACGGTGAGCAT